GAATGCAGAGTGGACCCATAAGATGCGAATGCGTCTATTGGGCAACAATGTAACTCCTAGTGCCGTATACGAGCTTACTCCCTGGTCATTTGTCGCCGACTACTTCACGGACTTTGGTGAGTTCATGAAGGCCATATCGCCCGGTGTCGCAGATAGATTAATCTGCGACTATGCATACATAATGAAGGAAACTTCATGGAAAAGCACAACTGAGGCAGTAGGCGGTCTCTATACCTCCCCAAACAAAACTAGTTCTGTTCGGGCGAGTTACGTGACCGAGTATACACGCAAGTTGCGTGTTGCCGCGTCACCCTTTGGGTGGGGATTGAAAGAGAGTGATCTCTCAGATTCCCAAAAAGCGATCCTCGCCGGACTTGGTGCCGGTAGATTGCTTTAACACCACTGTGGGTACCTCATGTCCTTTCGGACGGTACCTATCCCATCTCAATAACGTCGTGATGACGTTACCTTTCCTTTATTGGAGTATCTTTATGTACGCAGACCCACAAACCGTCACAATTAACGCCGTGGCAAAAACGATGGCACGTATGCCCTCGTCTTCCACCAGTATCGGCGTTTTCCGAACCGTTGATAACGAGTACAAACTCGAAATCAAACAGGGTTCTTCGAAGCGTCGTAAGAATCGCGAAGCGGTCCTTACTTTCGAAAAGCCCTATATCGATCCCAATACTGGCCTCACCTCGACGGTGGGCGCAAGTTGTAAGATCGTAGTCAACGAGCCCGCGATGGGCTTCACTGACACGGAACTCGGCTATTGTTTGGCGGGTCTCACAGCATGGTTCACGAATGCAAAACGTGACCAGCTACTCGGGGGTGAGATTTAATCGTCTTCCTCCCGTTGCTCACCTGAGGCGTGCATACGGTTGTTTAATTACCTCACATGAATGGAGGACTAAACGTGAAGAATCCGACTTGGGTACACGAGATCGTCTTGCGTCAAGCAAGTATCGACCTCAGTCTTACTGTCGACAGAGACATCGAAGTGATTCGACGTCGTTTTGAACACGAAGGTATGTCGTTCTTGACGATTACCTTTCCTACTCTTTCTGATGTCCTTGAGAAAGGACTTAGAGTAGGGCGTATCAGTCCAGAGGATTTTCCGGCCTTCAAGCCGGCGTCCCGCAGACGAAGTCTCCCAGGGTTATTATCTGGGTTATTCATACGTGTGTTCGAGGCCGATGGCCGTCTTAGATGCGCACCGTGTGTGGACTCAATATCCTACATACGTCAGATCAGTAGACTCTTGAAGAAAGTCTTGATCGAATGCACTCAATCCCGAAAGGATAAAGCATTTGCGAAATACATCGAAACGGACAAAAACCTTATTGGTAACACTCATTGGAACCATCGCTGCTCTGTTGTACGAGCAGTTTCCGGATTCCTTTGGTCAGATCTTGAATCTTTCACAGGAAGAACAGAAATGTTCTGTAACCCTGGAAAGTTCGGTTCGGGTGCCACAGCAGAGCGACGTCGCTTTAACGAGCGGCAAACTCTCGTGGAATGGCCAGAGCGGGGGGAGCAAAGCTTCCCATTGTCCGCCTATGCCAGTCATCGGGAAGATGACTACGAAGCCTTTCGGCAAGTAGCAATACTTCCACCACTGAGTGAACGACCTGTGCGTGTTACGCAGGTTCCAAAGACTCTTAAGACTCCAAGAACTATTTCCATTGAGCCTTCCTATATGATGCTTCGCCAACAAGCGGTTTTACACCCGCTGGTTAAGTATCTGGAGGGCGGCGGATACAACGTCCGTTTTACCGATCAAACGGTTAACAATGGTTTAGCCTTGACAGCTTCGGTAGATGGTGCTTTGAGTACCATTGACCTTTCCGACGCCTCTGACCGTGTCAGTAATGACTTGGTTAAGGAGATTTTCGGGAGGGTCTGTCCTACATTCCTGATGATGATACAGGATGCAAGGACTCCGATTGCTGTATTGCCGGATGGTGCATATCTAACATTGAAAAAGTATGCATCCATGGGGAGCGGTCTCTGCTTCCCGATCGAGAGCATGGTGTTCCTGACGTTAGTATTGTCAGGCATGCATCGGTCACGGGGGATCTTACCATCGAGGAGGTCGATTCGCGAGCTTACTGCTAAGCTTGCGATCTATGGGGATGACATCATTGTCCCCACCTCAGACAGTAGCCATGTAATTGACGAACTGGAGGCTTTCGAGCTTAAGGTAAATCATGAGAAGTCATTCACAACAGGACTCTTTAGGGAATCCTGTGGCGGGGACTACTGGAATGGGCACAATGTTACGCCCGTTTACGTTCGCCGTTTGGCACTCCATGGCAGTAGATTAACTATTCGGGAGGTGGCAGCGTATGTGTCACTCCACAACCAATTCTATAAGAAAGGAATGTGGCATGTCGCCAAACAACTCTACGAATACATCGTTGCAAACACCAATATCTTCATACCTCGGAGCCGTGACTGCATTGGATCTCTCCATTTTGCGTCTGTCGTCTTTACGACAGGCGTGCGATGGAACAGACGCCTTTGCAGCTTTGGAATCAGAGGTACTTTGGTGCGAGCGGCAGTTGACCATGACAAAGTCACGTCTATCAACGGCGCGATGCGTCTCTACTTTAACAACACTGGGTTACCAAACCGTGTTGTTGCGCCTCTCAGATGCGTTCAATCAGCCATATCAAAACATCCTATTTCCTTACGGAAGGACGGATGTTCGTGGTCTAGCCAATTGGCAAATCGGAGAGTGGTTCTCCGCGACGGACGCGGACGTTTTGTCAAGCTCGCTTTTAGGAGCGATGTTTGGGAACGCCCGCTGGTCAACGGAGTACGTCACAGTTACACCGTTTCTCGGAATTTCTGTGATACGTATGCTGATAGCATCCGACGCGAGTCGGTGCATGAAGCAAGGTATCGAGTCAGACCCGACGTATCTGGTTGCGGGCGCTTGCCCGCAGAGCCAGAGCGGCGTGTTACGGACCATCTCAACGATGGTTCCGTACTGATAAACTTTGAAGAATCTACCAGGGTAGGCGCCCTGAAGACGAAGCGCCTATGGTCCAG